ATGCATATCTGGAACCAGCTTACCATGACTTCTGAGCAGGAGTTAGGTTACAACAAGATGGTTGGACAGACCACTCAGTTAACTTACATTACTGATCCTGGTTTCGCCAACATTGATGGTCCTTGTGATGCCGATGGTATCAAACAGGTCTGTGCTCCCCGCAATTCTTTGCCCGAGACCACTTTGTATGTTCCTCTTCAGTTCTGGTTCTGTCGTAACCCCGGACTCGCTTTGCCTATCATTGCCCTTCAGTACCACGAGATTAAGATCACTGTTGACTTGAAACCTCTTGATGAGTGTTTGTGGGCTGTTAATTCTCTTTCTGGAACTGGAAACGAGAAGGCAGCTTCTGCTTACAACAAGAGCATCAACACTGCATCTTTGTATGTTGACTACATTTTCTTGGATACTGACGAGCGCCGTCGTATGGCACAGAACCCTCATGAGTATTTGATTGAGCAGCTCCAGTTCACTGGTGATGAGTCTATCGGACAGTCTTCCGCCAAGATTAAGTTGAATTTCAACCACCCTTGTAAGGAGCTTGTCTGGGTTGTCCAGCCTGATGTCCACACTGACTACTGTAAGTCTTTCGAGGGAGGTGAGATCTTATACCGTGCCCTTGGTGCTCAACCTTTCAATTACACCGATGCTGTTGATGCACTCCCTAACGCACTTCATGCCTTTAATGGACCCGCTGGTGCCACTGGTACCAATGCTGTTATCGGTACTGATGGTCTATTCCAGTCTGCTGGTGCAGGTAATACCCAGTCTGGCACTGCCACTAACGCCGGTTGGGGACAGACCGGCCCTAACTTCAATGCTGCCACTACTGACAACGCCAACGTTTCTGACGCCGGTGCATTTGTCCTTGCTGAGACTGCATTGAACATGCATTGTTGGGGTCTTAACCCTGTCCTCACTGCTAAATTGCAGCTTAACGGACAAGACCGATTCAGTGAGCGTGAGGGGACCTATTTCGACCAGGTCCAGCCTTATCAGCATCATACCCGTCACCCTGACACTGGTATTAATGTCTATTCCTTTGGCCTCCGCCCTGAGGAACACCAGCCCAGTGGAACCTGTAACTTTTCCCGTATTGACAACGCCACTCTCCAGCTCGTTGTTTCCAACAACGCCGTTGGTGGAACTGATACCGCTAAGGTCCGCGTTTATGCTACCAACTACAACGTGTTCCGCGTCATGAGTGGTATGGGTGGTTTGGCATACAGCAATTAAATTGCTATATCGTATATTTATTTTTTCATATTATAAAAATTATATAATATGAATTTCTGACAGAAAGCATTTTAACAATTTATATTCAATTTAAAATTGATGTAATAAAAATATGCAAATATAGTACACACACTTATTACTAATAACAATTATGAATAACACCTATATCCTCATTGACGGAAGTTATTATGTATTTTACAGGTATTTTGCACTAGTAAATTGGTGGAAACTATCGCATAAAGATGAACCAATAGAAAATATTGAAGAAAATGAAGAATTTATTGAGAAATTTAAAGATATTTTCAAGAGAAAAATTATTGAGATCCCCAAAAAAATTGGTATTCCAAAAACTGAAATTTCTAATGTTAAGTTTATTGTTGGCTTGGATTGTAAACGACAAAATATTTGGAGAAATAATCTTTATTCAAAATATAAAGGCACAAGAGATGATAATAAAGATAGTTCATTAGATCCAGGCAAAATTTTTAAGATTGTTTATGATGATAATCTTTTCAAATCAATTGACGGTATCGATATCAAAACTGTTCGACATAAACGTCTTGAAGCAGATGATTGTATTGCTATTTTAACTAATACAATTACAGACACACAACCTGATAGTAAAATCATTATTATCACAAGTGATACAGATTATTTACAATTAATTAGAGAAAATGTTCAATTAATTAATTTGAAATATAAATCAGTTGATACACCAAAAAATAATCTTGGTTGTCCACATAAGAATCTATTATATAAGATTATTATTGGAGATAAATCTGATAATATACCATCAGTTTTCAAGAAATGTGGACCAAAAAAAACATTAAAATATATTGAAGATATTTACTTACTTGATGAACACATAAACTCCATTGATGGTGCATTGGAACAATATAAATTAAATAGACGTCTTATTGACTTTAAAATGATTCCAGAATCTTTAAAAAACGAATTGCTTGGTCAGATTAAACTAAATGATATTCTTTAATAAAAATAAAAATTGAATTGAATATTTTTTTTGAAAACTTGTCAATAACAAACATTAAAACAATATGGCACAATTGTATAGCATCGAAGGAAACATTGGTTCTGGTAAATCAACGCTTATTAACGCACTAAAACATGACAATAAAATAAGAGGTAATTCAAATATTATTTTCATGGAAGAACCAGTTTCACAATGGGTTAATATTAAAGATAATGATGGTGTAAATATGATTGAAAAATTCTATATTGATCAGAATAAGTATGCATTCTCATTTCAAATGATGGCATATATTACACGTCTTTCAATGCTAAAAAAATGTATTAGAGAGAATCCAGATGCTATTATTATCTGTGAACGTTCTTTGGATACAGATAAAAATATCTTTGCTAAAATGCTATATGATGAGGGAAAAATTGAAAGTGTAAATTACCAAATTTATACAAATTGGTTTGATGAGTTTGTATCAGATATTCCTGAATGTGGAATTATTTATGTAAGAACACACCCAACAACATCATATGAAAGAGTAAAAAAACGCGATAGAAAAGGAGAAACAATGCCTCTATCATATCTTGAAAACTGTCATAAATATCATGAGAAATGGGTAGAATCTGATAAAAATTTCAAACTTTTGTTAGACGGAGAAAAACATAGAGAACATATGGATGATTATAATGATTGGATTGAAGATATTTATAAAATTATTTATGGTTCAAATTCCGCAGCTGTAAGTTCAAATTCCGCATCTTTTGACACCCAAACAATTCAAGATTTGGCTACTATTGGATGTTAATACTATACATCTTTAATTAAATATTTTTTTGTTAAACATTCGGACTTATATTTTAATATGTCCAATTCTTCAGACGTTGTTGGAAATATTTCATCCCCATAAATATCTTGTAAACATAGCCATTCAAATAAACCACCTGAATATATAAATATATTTGTGAAACCAAGAGAGATAAGTTGTTGATATTTTTTTACTACACTTATATCATTACAATTCTTACCATATATGAATATATATATATCTAATTTGTATGAATTCAAATACTTATTTATTATTCTCTCCTCATTTTCAATTAATGTTGTATTTTTTATAAGACATCCTTGTTGATTACTATCTAGTGTATTTACTAACATATATTCATTATTACTTATATTCTTTTTCATAACTTCTTGGATATCTTCAAAATTACATTTTTGTATTGTTTGATTTTGTCCCATTAATACAAATATTTATTTTTTATATTATACTTTAACTATTTGCTAATTGTTAGAACAATACTACTATTATATCCAGCATTTTTAAGTGTTTTAACCAATGTATCAGGATTTCCATCTATCTTTAGAAATATACCTGTATTATTACCTGACCATGAAGGCCCATTGTCACCACAAGATACTACGCTAACTCTTCCATTTCCACATCCTTGACTTGTATTTGCAACTGATGGAAATACTGATGTTAATGAACCATTTTTTGTAATCCATCCACATGAACAATATGGCATTCCTATGTCCACTAACATCTGAATATCTTCAAATGTAGCAATTACAGTCGAATCAAATATAGATCTAATTTTTGAAATTGTACTATTAACATTCGTCTTACTTATTCCCTCATTAATACGAACTAAATTTTTCATACTACATCCACTATCTTTACAGTTTGTTGTATCATTACATGTTTGAACTATATTGAGAAATGATGCGTCAATTACTGATTTAACTACATTATTATAATATGATGGGGCAATACCACAGTATCCCATATATGTTGAAATCCATTTAGTATCAGTTACATTATCTTGTCTTGACCATGTTTTTGACCCACCACCACATCTAGCTGCAGGATTAGGGTTTGTCATTGTATCCCAAATAATTGTTTTATTAGTTCCTGAACTTTTACATACATAACCTGTAAATGTTATTGTTGAATTCTCATCTGTATCTGCACAAACTGAGTTATGTCCTCCACCAACCTTTACAGTATAACTAACTCTATCACCAACTTTAATTGATGGAGGAGGTTTTAATGTTCCACCATAGCATTTATCATATGCATCATTCTTATCATGATAAGATAGACTCTGGTTATTTGAATCTGATATAAGTTTTTTAACCATATTTTCATAATCATTTATGTTCTGAGTTGGTTTTGATGTTGGAAATCCCTTACCATCTTTTGAACATCCTAAACTAACAAACTTCTGTTGATAACATTCTAAGGTCCCGCCATATTTAGGATCACATGGATCTGGTTTCACACCTAAACATCCCTCTGTATGTGTTTGTGCTGTTTGCCAATCATTTCCTGTTGCATCACTATACCATAATTTCATATCATCAAAAACATCTTTCCAACTCCTTGAATTCCACCATTTTGTAGCTGATTTATTTTTTGAAGGAGCATTTAATCCGTTTGTAGAACAACCTGCTGATTTCCATAATTTATTTAAACATTCTTGAGAATGAGGTCCTGTATTCTCATTTGGTCCAACACATGGATGGTTTTGATTAAATGAATCACAATCCTTATTTAATATTAATCCTAGGTTTTGACCTGTTGTTTCATCTATATCATTACATTTATCATCATCGTATTTTGGGACTATTAAACCATTAACTGTCTTATATACATATGCTTTGTTATTTGTTGGACACCATGCACAAATATTCGCATCACCAACCATTTCATGACAATTTGTTATTTTATCACAAATTGCACGTTCTCTCCTTTTAGCACATCCTTCTTTGGTCTTAACCCATCCACCTTTACATACATCTGTTTTTGGTCCATTTTCATCACCATAATAAAATGTATCATTATAAAAACAATATCCACAATCAGTTCCATCTAATTGGTCACAAGATGTCATGTTTTTACATTTATTAATAGCATTATCAACTGGATAATATTTTCCATCTTTACTGCTCGCATTATCACCATCAATAAGTTCTAAATCTTCTTTTGACTCATTATATCTAAAGAACTTGTCACCTTCTGGAATTCCTGGAATATTTGAATTGATACGTGCTTTATAATAGTTTTCTTGTTCATTTTCAAACAAATCAGCAAATCCTTCTCTTTTATTAGAGAGAAATGTTACAAAAATAACTCCTATAATTGATAGAATTATTAGTATAATATATTTCATATACTATATTAATAGATTAATTAAATTTTACTGTGATTTCAACATTTTCTCTTTTAATTGACTTAATTGCGGAAATTGAAAGTTCTTCTCTTTTTTTACGTGTTTTTGATACCCCTGTTGATATGCCATTTTTCTTCTTAGCCGTACTATTTCTGCTGTTCATATCTTTTTCAATTAATTCGATATTATTTTCAATATAATTGAGTATATCATTTTCCAGAGCCCATTTGAAAAAATTAAGTTGACCTATTGTGGTTTGAATATAATAATCTTCACATGGGATATTAATTCTCTCCCATCTACAAAATGGATCAAATCTTTGTTTTGAATATGCTTTAAGTTTAAGTTTATAATCAATATATACTTTAAATCTTTTTGTTGAACCATTCATAGTTTTACAATTATATACGGTATGATATTTTTTTGCAAAATTAGTTACAAACCAATCAATAACACGTATTGAGAGAGATGATTCACCATTTATAATAGGTAATATCTTATTAAGATTATCATTTTTTTTGAAAAACAATAATAAGTTATTTAATAATAATTGGTTTTGAGTACAATAATTTGATGACATTTATTTAAACATATTTTTTTGTGTTTAAATACTTTAAAAGAAAATATATTCTATTTTTTTCAATTTAATTAAGTATTTGAACTTTTTGACCTTAAAAACTCTTGTTCAGTATCTATATGTTGTAAATAATTATTTCCTAAAAATGGATTTACTCCTTTTTGTAATATTGGCATTCTCTCATTTACTGATGTTGCTGAACGTTTTGTATCTCTCAATAATTCATGTTGATTTTTAAAAAATGTTTGTGATTGGGAGAGAGAATCTGAATTTTGTTGATTCTGAATTGATACCTTATCATCAGGATAAGATTTTTCCATATGTGTATTATTTGTCCAAGTCCACGATATTATTTTATTTGACATTTTTATATGTTGATAAAATAATACTTCTATGATAACTTTTTAATATTCATTTGTTTTGTAAATTTAAACTTATCTGAATTTAAAACTCTTCTGTCTAAATTACATTTAAGACAACATATTACACAATTATCATAATTGTGTCCTAAATTATTATCTATCCGATCTAATGTCCATTGTAGAGGTTCACGATTATTATTATATATTATTTTTACATCACATTTGCAATAATAACATTTATGTTTACTCTCTATTAACTTCTCATATACTCTCTCCAAAGTTATAAAATTATCATCATCATAGATATGTTTTTTATTATCTTGTCCTTTATATCCTGCTATTTTTTTCTTTAATTCTTTATTTAATATAGTTTTATTTATTTCATCATTTATATCACAGTTCATATATATATCTTTAATTAAATTACGTTGTTTATTTATCTCAAGTATTTTACCATAATTAGTTTCTTTTTTTTTTTTAATAATTTTAGTATTTAAAATTATTTTTTTATCCATTTAAATAATATATACAACGAAAAACGTTTAAACCAATATCGATATATAATATATATGAATCAAACTAATCAAACTAATCAAGAACAACAAACTAATCAAAAAAAACGTCCCAAATCAGAAGACTGTGTTGAATTGAAAAATATCGAATATCAAAGCATGTTGATGAATAAAAATACATCTAATAAAAGTGAACTTAGACCAACTAATAAAAATGCATATAGTATTACAGATGTTAATAAAATTCTAGATAATGAAAGAAAAACATCTATTAAGTTACCATGGTCTAGATTAACAAAAATTAAAAAACTTGACAAAATTTACGAATATATCGATGCGCAGAAAGAGAAACATAATTTGGATAATAAAGACATTAAAGAAATGCGTCAATATATGAAAAAATGTTTTGAACGTAAAATGTTGCAGACTGCTAAGGTAATTCAATATGACAAAATTAATGAAGTTATTACAGATATTCCCGCATTAATCATTAATGATAAAGAAGCATCTGTTATCAACTCTAACCATAAACGATTTACTCTTAAAATGGGCGATAATAAAAGTTCTACTCTTAAAAATTTGAGTAAGGGGAAAAGTTCATCGCGTAATGAACTGGTTAAGAATATGAAAAATAGACGAAAAACAACTACTAAAACTGTATAAATTAACTTAAAATTGATCTTAAAGATATAATTATATATTTAATCAATATACAAAAACAACTATGAATAAATTACCTAAACTAATCAACATTATTAACCAATTTGATTTTGATAACATCCCACATCCTTCGTTAGACAATATCTGTTCTGAGGATGATCAACTTGATATTATTGAGCATATTATGAGTGATTTAGATGAATATTTGACTTCAAATATTGAGAATTATGCATCATCGAAGTTTATGATTTTGTTTGATGAAAAATGTCATGAAATTATTTCTCAACATCTAGAATTATATATTGATGAAACTCACACTGAATATGATCTTCTTTTTGATACCATATTTTCAAATACTAAACATTTATTCTTCAGCATTAGACAATTAAGAAGTCAACCAACAAATGATATCATTTATGATTCACGACAATGTCCATCTAGAAGAGCAAAAATTAGACATACTCTTGATAAATTAAATACAATTAATAATACTTTACCTGAACAACGAACACAACCATGGTATGAAATGCGTTATAACTTGCTATCAGCAAGTAGCATCTGGAAAGGTTTGGATAGTGAATGTAATGTTAATGCTATAATTTATGAAAAATGTAAACCACTAAATACTGATAAATATAATTATGTTAATATTAATACACCATTTCATTGGGGACAAAAATATGAACCTGTTTCTCAAATGTATTATGAACACAAATATGATGCAATAATTAAAGAATACGGTTGTATTCCACATAAAAAACACCTGTTTTTGGGAGCTTCTCCAGATGGAATTAATATTAAAGAAGATAGCGCACGTTACGGTAGAATGTTAGAGATTAAAAATATTGTCAACAGAGAAATTACTGGTATTCCAAAAAAAGAATATTGGATTCAAACACAGTTACAAATGGAGTGTTGTGATCTAGATGAATGTGATTTTTTGGAATGTAGATTTACAGAATATGATAATGAAGATGCATTTAATGATGATGGTGAGTTTAATATATCATCCAATTCTGAATACAAAGGTATTATTATACAATTTATATTAAACGACAAACCATATTACGAGTATATGCCATTTAATATTTCAAAAGAAGGCTTTGATATATGGTATGATGAGCAACTTAATAAGGAGGATGGTAGAATGTGGATTCAAAACATTTATTGGAAATTAACAGAGGTTTCTTGTGTGTTAATTGAGAGAAATCAAGAATGGTTCTCTCATGTTGTTGAAAAATTAAAAAATGTTTGGGATACTATTGTTGAAGAAAGAAAAAATGGATATGACCATAGAAAACCTAAGAAAAGAATTAATAGAATGGTTGTTAATAAAATAGATCATTATAATGAACTATTATCAAATGGATGTGTATTAAATATTGATGGAACAATAAATGTTGATGACTCATCAGAAAAAAAACATATTATTACAACCACAATTACAAATACAAAAATCATAAAAATTGATACTTCTACTAGTTAAATTCATATATTAAAGTTATTAGTATATTTTTTTGATAAAGTATTTAAATTTTAAACATTTAATAATATAATTTAAACAATTTATTATATTATTATATAAATATAGATATAGTTATGAACAATCACGAACTATATGTTAAAAAACGCAATAATATGGTTGTTCCTGTGTCATTTGATAAAATTCTTAATAGAATTAAGAAAATGTGTATGATGACAAAAAATGAATTAAATATTAATTACACTACATTAGCTATGAAAATTATTGATCAACTATATGATAATATTAACACAAGTGAAATTGATGAATTAACTGCACAACAATGTGCTTCATTAATTACTAAACACCCGGATTATGGTGTTCTGGCATCTAGACTTTTAATTTCAAATCATCATAAAAACACAGACCATATTTTCGAAAATATTATTGATAAATTATATAATTTTAAAGATGTAAATGATAAAACTACACATTTAATCGGAGATAAACTATATAATGTTGTTAAAGAAAATGCTGATCTAATTCAATGTCAATTCAATTTTGATAGGGATTATGATATTGATTATTTTGGGTTTAAAACACTTGAACGTGCGTATCTTATGAAGATTGATGGTGTAATTATTGAACGACCACAACATATGTGGATGCGTGTTGCTATTGGAATTCACGGTAATAATCTAGGAAATGCATTTAAGACATATGAATATATGAGTCAGAAGTATTTTACACATGCTACACCAACCCTTTTTAATTCTGGAACTCCACGACCTCAAATGAGTTCTTGTTATCTTCTCTCAATGGAAGATGATTCAATTAAAGGTATTTATAATACACTCGGTGAATGTGCATCTATTTCTAAATGGGCAGGTGGCATTGGTCTTCATATTCATAATATTCGTGCAGAAGGTTCACATATTAGGGGAACAAATGGCACCAGTAATGGAATAGTTCCTATGTTGCGTGTATTTAATAATACAGCTAGATATGTTGACCAAGGTGGTGGTCGTAGAAATGGATCATTTGCTATGTATCTTGAACCATGGCACGGTGATATTGAAAATTTCCTAGAAATGAAAAAAAATCATGGTGATGAGGAAATTAAGGCACGTGATCTTTTTTATGCTCTTTGGATTCCTGATTTATTTATGAAACGTGTGAAAGAAAATGGAAAATGGACATTAATGTGTCCAGATAAATGTAAAGGGCTTAGCGATCATTATGGTGATCAATTTGTTGAGATATATGAAAAATATGAAAGAGAAAACAAAGGTAATAAAACAATGAATGCACGTGATCTCTGGTTAAAAATTCTTGACAGTCAGATCGAAACTGGTACACCTTACTTGCTTTATAAAGATGCTGCAAATAAAAAGTCTAATCAATCCAATATTGGGACCATTAAAAGTAGCAATCTATGTTGTGAAATTATGGAATATTCTGATGAAAATGAAACAGCAGTATGCAATCTTGCATCAATTGGATTGCCAATGTTTGTTGAAGATAAAGATTGTACTTTTATTGAATCCGTTAGAGTTTATGGACGAAGCAATTGCATATATTGTGATATTTCTAAAAAAACACTTGAAAATAGAGGAATTACATATGAATATATTAATGTGGATGATGATGAGGAGAGAAAACAACTTTATGATGGTATTAATAAAACTAAAATATCACTAGAACCCGTTAATAGTGTGCCTATTATTTTTGTTAATGATAAATATATTGGTGGGGCAGAAGACCTAAACGCATTACTACGTCCTACATTTAATTTTGATAAATTACATGAAGTAACCAAACACATTACAAATAATCTAAATACTGTTATTGATGTTAACTTTTATCCAACGCCAAAAACAAAAATTAGTAATTTTAAACATCGTCCAATTGGTATTGGTGTTCAAGGACTTGCTGATGTATTCACTATGATGAATTATCCATTTTGTTCAACAGATGCTGAACTATTAAATGAACAAATTTTTGAGACCATTTATCATGCTTCTTGTGAAAAATCAATGGAATTATCTAAAAGAAGATGTAAATATATTGATTATATTAAAGATTGTTATTTTAATGGTGATTTCACTTTTAAAACAGATGATATTCAAAACGAATTTGAGAAACATATTTGTAACGAATATAAAATCAATAATTTTGATCCCAAATTACAAATGTATTTAGAGGAATATAAACCTATTTGCAATGAGATTATTAATAATTCTTCTCCCAATAACACGTATAGTGGTTCTTATAGTAGTTTTGAATATTCGCCAGCATCAAAAGGTAAATTGCAGTTTGATTTGTGGGATAAGACACCATCAGATAGATATGATTGGTCAACATTAAAATCTAATATTTGCAAATATGGTTTGCGAAATTCTCTCCTTGTTGCACCAATGCCAACAGCATCAACTAGTCAAATTTTAGGAAATAACGAGTGTTTTGAACCATTTACTAGTAATATCTATATTAGACGAACACTGGCAGGTGAATTTATTATTATTAATAAACATCTTATGAAAGAATTAACAGATTTGAATTTATGGAATGATGAGTTAAAGAACAATATTATTTATAATAAAGGTTCAATTCAACAATTGAAAGAATTACCAAAATATATTAGAGAGAAATATAAGGTTGTTTGGGAAATGCCTATGAAGAATATTATTGATATGGCGGCAACTCGTGGAAAATATATTTGTCAAAGTCAATCAATGAATCTATGGATGGAAAATCCAACATATGATAAAATTACTGCAATGCATTTTTATGCATGGTCAAAAGGATTGAAAACAGGGTTGTATTATTTAAGAACAAAAGCAAAGGCATCAGCCCAACAATTTACTATTGATCCAAGTAAAATTAAAAAATATGAAAATAATAAAATAGAAGAGAATGAAGAACCAGAATGTTTAATGTGTAGTGGATAGGAATTCATATAATTCCTTAGATGTTTCAGATAATTCGATATTATAATTTAATTTAAGATAACATCTTAAACATACTATTACATCAACTAATGAGTTATGTAGATTTTCAGGAATATATCCGTATATTTTTTTATGTAATTCCATCAATTTTGGAAATTTAAAATACTTTCTCCCAGTATATGAGGTAACTTGGATTTTACAATAGTCTATATTGCTTTTCATTGTGCAATGAAACGGTTTATTAATCATTGTAAAATAATCTACGCATCCTCGACGCATCATTTCCGCTCTTACCATATTAATATCAAATGATATGTTATGACCAACAATACAATCACAATTATTTAAAACATTAATAAATTTTGGCAAAATTTCTCTAAATGGCTCTCCATATATCTCCATATCTTCACGTGTAATTCCGTGTATCTTAATGCTTGATTCTGGAAGATCTATATCCTCATTAATTTTAATAATATGGTCTGCCATTTCAACAGACCTATTTCTTTCTGTGTCATATAGAATCCAACTTATTTGAACTATATAACCCCAACATTTATACCACTTCGGTTTTACACTTTCATATTTATTTGTTGGTAATCCTGTTGTTTCTGTATCAAATACTAATATTTTCATTATTGTTAATGTTTATGTTTTTTTGTTTAAATACTATTTTTATAAAAATATATTTCAATTTTAAATAAAAAATATTATCAAATAATTATATATTATATTTAAAATCTATAATACATAATAGCCGGGGTATCAATCATAACTGTTTCACTCATTATACCTGGGTTATTAGATAGACTCATTTGATGTTTAATAGAGATATAAATAGAAAGTCTATGAATACCATTAACAGTTTGAATTTCAATCCGTTTTCCTGGTGTTTCATTATTTAAACTAACAAATGTGTTAATAAGTTGTTCAGATGTAAGTGTGAATTTATTAAAGATATTGAAAATAGTCTTTTCATCAAGATCATTGGTATTAATATAACGGTTCAATTCCAATGACGCTTTTTTATGTGTTACATTTTTATCACATGCAAATACGTAAAATGAATATGATGAATTAATATTAAAGATATCATTAAACCAATTGGATGAGAGAAATTGTCCAACAATAATAGTTCCATCTGAGTATGTTTCATAAATTGGTTTATCCATAAAATGAAATGTCATATCAATCACAGTAGCTTTCATAATTGGTTCGTCATCATGTTTACAAAATGCAAACCATACATTATTTGATTTAATATCGTTATCATTAATTGTTGATTGAGAAGCAGCCATGTTATTGATTGGAATTGGTTGTATGTGTTTGGTTTATGTTGATTATGTGTGTTTTAGTTGAAGATACACTATTATGATTGAATTATGAGTCTTTCTTATTAAAATATGTATTTCAATTTTTTTATACATATTTTTTACATATTCCATAACTGGTTCTATGATAGATAGAAATACCATGGAGTTTAATTCCATCAATGTGTTTTTTAGTTCCATATCCTTTATTAGAGAGAAGTCCATAATATAAATCTAATGTTGGTTCTTTAAAACAAAGTTCTTCAATATATTTATCTCTCTCAACCTTTGCAATAATACTTGCTGCTGCAATTGATACATACCAATTATCTCCTCCTTCAATACATGTATATTTTAAGTTATAATCCCCTGTTTTATTTACAAAATCACATCCATCAATTAAAATAAAATCTGGTTTGATCTTAATTTTTGTAATACATTCATTCATACCATCTAATACACTTTGTCTAATATTATATTCATCAATATATTTTTCATCTTTAAATGAAACATAAAATGCAACACATTCTTCAATAATATGATTATAAATATCCATTAGTTTTTTTTTCGAAGTAAATCGTTTACTATCTTTAATGTCTTTATATCGAAATGTATCAGATTCTTTTGGAATAATAACACCAGCAACATACATTCTACCAAATAATGGTCCTCGACCTGCCTCATCAATACCCATCTCATTATTATTAGTATCATCAAACCAATTAAATAATGGATCTGTTTTGTTTCGTTTGCCTTTTACATATAATGATTTAGAAGCATTTGCAATATCCAATATTGCAGATTCAATATTTTTACGTTCAATATCTGTTACAGAATTTTTTGTATATTTTGACATTCTCTCTTTTATAGTTTATTAATGTTTTCTTTGTTTAATATTACCTCAATTTTTTTTCACAATTAATAGTATAATAATGAAATTTAAATTTAACAAAGTAACCTTATTTTTAATAATCATTGGTGCATTATTATTAACTCATGCTTTATGTAAAACACGAGAATATTTTACTGATTCTGGTTCTGATTCTAAAAATAAAACAAGTGGAGGTAGCCTTATTAGTTTGAATCCAAAAGATTACATAATTTATGGGAAAGGTATACATGCTAATAAAGGTAATATACCTGTTACTAAGATTCTAGATGAGGGTAATAAATTTGTTTTTTTAGCACAAGATGGCGACAATACATTAGTTGTTAAATCTACTGATTTAAAAGGAGATAGTTCATCTTATTATTATAAAGGAACAATAGACCAAATGTATAGCATTCCTTTGATTCCAAATAATAAGGATTTCCAAGTAAGATATCTTAAGGTTGGCGAGCCAACAAAAAAAAATAATCTATCTGGTGAAACACAAGGTTTAAACAAAGCTAATACTAGCACTAGTGCCGACTTATCAAATGATGTTAACGCATATAATCCATTAGATCAAACTGCTTCTCAAAAATCACAACAGACTAATTTAGATATGACACAACAACATAATTCAAATACTAATTCTACCTCTAATTCATTTGCTAATATGTTATTGAATCAAACACAAGATATGTATACAAATCATAAACAATCTGGTAGGGGAATACCACGTTCAATGATACTACCTGGTGATGAAGATTTATATATATTAAAATCTGAGATTGTTCCTCCTGTTTGTCCTAAGTGTCCTGATGTTTCTGTTTGTGATAAGAATGAAAAATGTCCTCCTTGTCCTGCATGTGCTAGATGTCCCGAACCATCATTTGAATGTAAAAAAGTTCCTAATTATAATCGTCGTGATGATACATATTTACCTAAACCTATATTGAGTGACTTTAGTCAATTTGGTATGTAATTATTTTTAATTTATTAGTATTAGAATTATAATACTAATAAATATTTATTATTTAACGTTTCTTAACACTTCGTTTATGTTTACTTCGTTTATGTCCACTTCGTTTATGTCCACTTCGTTTATGTTTTATTGTTTTACCTCGTTTATGTTTTATTCTTTTACCCCGTTTATGTTTTATTGTTTTACTTTTTTTACCACCATGTTGTTCATTAGTTAATAAACCAACTGATATATTAAATATTAATTCTGCTATTCCTCTATGTAATGAAGTAATTAATAAAATAGTATTGCCAATAATTGTTTGCTTTAATTTTCTTGTTAATGAGCTTGAATATATTAGATTGATAAATGAAAATAGAATCATTATTATTTGTGCAACCAATAATGTTGTAAAAAATTGGCTTTTAACTTTTATTATACTATATGTATCCTCACTATTTTCAATAATAATTTGCCTCACTTTTGAGAAATGGAACATCATCTCAGATTGGAATGTATCAAATCCTTTTGATAATATCGTTCCAGATGATAATGGATCATATAATTTTATACCAATTAAATTTGCAATTTTATTAACTCCATACATTATACCTGTTTCATGATGCATGTTCTTAATTGCACGGGTTGACGCTGTTCCAAATGAATCACCTGCTAATTTTACTAATTCAGGAATTATCTTTCTAACATTCATCATATGATATGATGCCATCTTTTCAATAATTGGCATTTCTTCATTTACACCAAAGAAATACATCATAGTTTCAATATATTCATCTGTTTTTATTACACTGATTGATTTTTTAATAGAACTCTGTAATTCCAGATTTGCAAATCTGGTGTCTGTTGTTCTTAATGATTTTAATGATCTATCTGTTATCTTTTCTTTAAGAATCCCAACTCTATTCATTGTTTTAGCAATTAACCGTTTATAATGATCTGTTAATACATCTTTGCTTTGTGTTATTATAATATCACCTAGTTTTGGTTGTCTCTCTTTACTAATCATTTGTATTTTTTTATTAAGTGATTTGATTAATTCTTCACTGTCTCTAATCTCTTCAATAATATTCTCTGTTTCTTTAAAATCCATATCTGGTTTCAAGATTAATTCATCATCAAATTCACCCATTGATGAAATCCTTTCAAACATTTTATCATCTAAATTATATGTCTCACTTTCTTCATCTTCACTTGTTAAATATATTATCATCTCACTAATTGTTTTATCTGTAAGACCACATTTTTCTTTACTTATACAATTCTTAATAATTCTGTTTAATTTAGTATTTACAATAGCTTTATTTGTATAATCACTTATATCTGATGTTATTTTATCTGAAATTGTTATGGATTCATTTACAATTGTTTCTAATAATGATTCTCCGGTTAATAATAATGCAATAAGTGACATAAATATTGTAATACACGATACTCCACAATTTATTCTTTTTCTTAATAATAGTTTAAATTCACTTTCTTCGTATATATCTATAATATCATCATCATCATCATCTTCTCCACCTTTTTGGAGTTTTATTATATTTGAATTTTGTTTTACATATTGTATGAAATCTTCTACAAAATCATAAAAATCTGTTATATTATTCTTTTCTAATTCAGGAATATCTGTTACTTTATAGTCTGATAATTTAAGTAATTGGATTAAATCTTCACTATTAACAAGTGTAAAAAGTATTTGAATATATGCTATTGTGGTAGCCTTGCTTTCTAGGGTATTTTTACTACCATTAAAAAAAAGTGTATCAAAATCATCTAATAAAATTTTATTAAGTTTTACTTCTTCAATTAAATTTGTAATATTATATTTGTTTATCTCACTTAATTGTGACGCACATCTTGAAAATACAGAAATATTTTTCGGTTCAAACGCCTTATTTATTAATTTATTTGAAACAGATAGCATATTCATAATATATATTTATATTTTATATTTTATATTCTCCTTTTTATACAATCTTTATCAATTTGAAAAGTCTCACATTTTTCATCATGAGGAACAATTTTAATAATACATTTTGATTTTTTTCCATATAATGGTGTTATACATCCACTTTCTATTTTTATTTTTGTATCTATTTCTTTATCTTTGTCATTATTTGTACATCTTGCCCTAAAATGTTCATATCTCTCTCTAATATCATTAAATGATAAATTTGATTTTTTATTTAACATTGTATTTACATGCTCATGTAAATTATATATATATCTTGAGAATGTATCTCTATTCTTCATTTGATTAATTGTTAAAGGTAAATCTTTAAAATTGTTTTTTAAATTAATACGACAATATCTACATGGTAATACATTAACTAATGATTTAACAAATTTCATATATTCACTCTTATCTTTATTACTTGGTTTAACAGGATAATTAAAACTCATTGTATGTAAATAGTGCCATAAACCAGGTCCCCAAACACTAGTTAACATACCATCTCCACTATTAAAATCTGTTTTCTTATATATTTTTCTAGTTTTAGACATCTTTTTTGATTTTTTTTTACTTGTCTTCATGAATTATAGAGAGAAATAAATTATTTTCCATACTTCTCCCTAGCAATATATTCATATAACATTTTATTATTCATTAAACATTCTTTCGGTATTTGTTTAATTTTTCCATTTGCATCAATAAAAAACATATTTGTTTTAACACATCAATATATCTTTAATATTTTATATAATATAATTAATTCTTCGTATAAATATATCTTAACATTATATTATTAATATATATATTAAGATGTTAGACAAATTAAGAAGCTACTTTAGTACTCAAAAATTTATGTATATCTTTATTGGATTTATTCTTTTAGCAATAGGATATTACGTGTATAGTGTGTATGTTACTCCTAAAATTAACCCCTCATACGTTGAGAATAAGGAATTTGAACAAGAAGGACCTAATAAAGAGGTCGAACTATACCTATTTTACACTGATTGGTGCCCTCATTGTAAGGTTGCTAAACCTGAATGGGATAAACTTAAGGATGAATTTCAAGAAAAAGGTGTGAATAACACAACCATTATATTTAGAGAGGTTGATTGTGAGCAAGAAAAACAGGTTGCTGAGGAATTTGAAGTTGAAACATATCCTACAATTAAATTGATTAAAAATAATGAGATTATTGAGTATAATGCCAAACCTAAATACGATACATTGGTTGAATTTTTACATACTACTCTCTAAATCTATTTTTAATTTTTTTAATTCTTCTTCATAATCTTTTTTAAACGCATAATTACCCAATAAAAAAAAATCCCAATCCTCATCCATATTATCATTAATAAATTTGATAGTTAGATTAGGTGTTGATGATAAATCATAATAATCCCATTTTATGTCATTATGTTTTTTTATATCATCTATTGTAACATTTATATTTAGAGTATATAAATATTTATATTCAACCCAAGGATATTCTGGGTGTTTTTTTATTGTATCAATTGTAAAATTTGAATTATGCGCCAATGATGTCCAATCCCATGGTTTTTTAGGATTTTTCTTGAGTATATCTAGTGATATATTTGGATTCGATGATATACATAACCATTTCCATGGTTTTTTGGGATTATTTTTAATAATATCCCATGTAATTTTAGAAGTTGATGATAAAACACTCCAATCCCATTTATATTTCGGGTTTTTATTTATAATTTCCCATGTAATATTTGGATTATCAGATATTTGTGACCAGTCCCATTTTTTTTTTGGATTTGCCTTAATTATATCCCATGTGAGATTTGGATTACTTGATAAACGTCCCCAATCCCATGATTCATTTATATTCTCTCTAATAAATTTTGATGTAATACTCGGATTCATTGATAACTCCTTAAAGTTCCATTGTTTATCTTTATTTTTGTTAATTATATCAGGTGTTATATTAGGATTTCTTGCTACATAATCCAATTCCCATGGGTATTTTTGATTTTTTTTAATTATATCCCATGTGATATTAGGGTTTTGTGATATTGCCCACCAAACCCATTCTATTTTTGGATTGGCTTTAATAATATCCCATGTAAGATTTGGATTTTTAGATATCATTGACATATCCCATGGCTTTGTCTGTGTTTTTTTAATTAGTTTCCATAACTTTTTGAATACAGATTTTTTTGCTTCATATTCCATACCCTTTGAAACCTTCCCTGAAACCTTCCTTGAAACCTTCCTTATAACTTTCTTTTTATTTTTCTTTGTTTTTCCTTTTAATACTTTATGTTTACAACCATGATAATTATTTCTAGTAATCACCATTATATATATATTTGTATATTTAATTTTCTAAATATGTGTGGAATACCCGTGCAAAGTTGCTACCATCTTCTATATATTTCTCTCTTGTTATAGCATTTGTCAATGTCTCGTAACCATCATTTGCATCTAATTCTTTACAAGGTATTAATAATTCATGAATTTTATGTTTGTTATTGTGATATATATCTATTTTAGTGTTTTTTGTTTGAACTAATTTTTTATACAAAAAATATCCATATTCAAAAATATTTGAATCTTCCTTCAATTTTGTATTTTCTTCTGTTACTTGGAATTTTATTCCCAATATTTCATTATTATCAATTGTTTCATTTTCTAAACAAAATTCTATTGGATAATTATTTATTAAACCACCATCAATATAATATGATTCATTATACCAAACTGGTTGAAATATATAAGGTAAACAACATGTCATATGTATTGCGTTTATTAATTGTAATTCTGGTGTTGTTTCATGAGATAATTTTACTAATTCAAACGTATTTAGACGTATTGTATATAAATTTAGTGTAATGTTTGTTATCTCATAAAATTCTTTTAATGTTATATCTAAACTCATATGTTGACTGTTTAATAATGGTTCCATTGCTGACTTAAAAAAATCATATCCTAATATTCCTTTTTTAGGAAATATATCGAACAACATCATTGGTGATACATTAGTAACTTTATGCCATGGTCTTTTAACAATATAATCATTTATCGTTTCCCAATCCATCTTAAAACATAATAATGTTGCAATAAAACCACCAATTGATGTTCCATGAATACTTTCTATTTCGTTTATATCATAAAAACCTACCTGAGATAAGTATTTTAATGCTCCTATTTCATATAATCCTTTATATGCTCCTCCTGATAAAACTATATGTTTTATTGTCATTCAATATATATTTAATAATGTTATATTTAATTGTTTTTTTTCTTAAATATAACTAAATGGATCATTTCTTTAAAAATAATGACAATTATGATGATGACCTTAATTTCAATGAAAAAGTTAACTTAGATGAATTATATGATAGAAAACGTGAAATTGAAATCAATCGTATGAATGTTTATAGAAAAATTCTACGTCGTATACACAATAAGATTAAAAATGTATCTAGACAAAATTGTGATACTTTTTTTTTCTATATTATTCCAGAATTTATATTTGGTATTCCATTATATAATGTAAATACATGTATATCATTTATTATTGAAAAGCTTGAGGAGAATGGTTTTAGAGTTAAATATACTCATCCTAATCTATTATTTATCTCTTGGGACCATTATATTCCTGCTTATAAGAGAGAACAAATTAAAAAAGAAACCGGTGTTACTATTGATGGGTTTGGTAATATCAAAAAAGTCAAAGATAAAGATGAAAAAGAACCTTCTATACTAAATTTCACAAAAAATAAAACTGATAAGGATTCTAATGATAAACGTATTAAAGATAATGAATTTAAGGATGTTAAAAAATATAAACCTACTGGAATTTATAATATGGACTTATTGAAAAAAATACAGGATAAAATAGATTAAGTATTTGAATTTTTAACGTTAAAATAAAATACATAATGAAATATTACAATTAATCTTCATCATCACTATCACTATACTCTTCTTCATCCAACTCTGAGTCAATAATTCCTTCTTCTTCTGATTCACCATCCTCGGATGATTTGCTACTATCCACTACAAAATCATCTTTCATATATCCACTTTGTGTTTTTTTATCATCTGGATAATCATCCAATGAATCTTTTTCACTTTCACTTTCACTATTAATATCTTCGAATCCTCCAAACATTGCCTCATAATCTTTTTCCCATTCTTGGATGCTATAATTTAAAACAGCATCATAATCAACTGTAATAGTAGGTGTAGCCAATACCAAAATTGAACCATAGAATATTGTATTATCAATTGGCGGTGGTAGCTCGATTTTATTAATTGCATTCGAACCACCCTTTGTTTTTCCATATAGATGAATATACTTTCCATCAGGACATTTACATGAGTAAATTTGTGTGAAATTCGAGTTATTTGAAAATCCGCATTTTTTATGTAGTGTTTCCTCTTTAATATCTCTGAATTGTTTTTCAACAACTTTCCCAGTTTTTTGAATAAGAAGTGATTTTGGCATATTGATGTAATTTATTGTGTTGTTATCTTTTTAAATGTGTTTCAATTATTATTTAAATATCATCTGAAGTATCTTGATTAATATCTGTATTAATGATTTTTTCATAATCTTTTTCCCATTCCGAGATAGTGTAGTTGTTAATTAAATCATAATCAATATTAAACCTATCATATTTATCGATACTAGATGGTCTTGTTGAAATTACTAAAATGGGTCCATAATACGTACCATCACTCATAGGAACTGGTAAAATTAGTTCATTAATATCATCAGGTTCTCCATGCATTATTCCAAATAGATGAATAATATTAATGTTACTTCCTTCAAAAGAACAAATAGGGATAATATTTGATTTGTCAGAAATACCGCAAA